GAACCGTATTAGGTACGATCCACTGTAGCTTAAACAGCCACATTAAAATTAAAACCAATTATAGCCGAATTAATATATGTGCCAATAGTTGTGAATTATCGTATAAAAAATCGTTATTTAAAACCGTTACGTATTAAGTCTAAATATATAATCAGATTCGCAAAAGGTCCACGGTAACTTTACCGTTACTTGCTGGCCCTATAATAGCCAACTGACTAATCGTTGCAGCTTCATCAAAGATGTCTGGAGCTGGGGGTACATTAGTAGCAGTAATCTGCAATTCCTGTTGACCGGGAACGGCAGGAAGAGAACTCAAGATAAATGTAGTTGTAGCCACATCTACCACGGGTCCTGCTCCGCCAAACACCGCAGGAATAAATTCAGTATCACTGATAATAATCTTGTAATCACCAGGCTCGATATTCTGATTGGACTCGAGCTTGCTGATGCCGTAAACCCACGTTACATTGTCTACAGAAACAAAGTAAAGTGGGTCCACAGCAACAGCAAAGTCCAATTGGACTAATTGTCCCTCGCGAGGCCTAAGCCTGGGAGGTCCAACTATCCATCCAAATGAGAAATCGTCCGCGGCAGCTTTGAGAAACTCCACCGATGCGCCAGTTTGTGATGTAAATCCAACAAAAGCATGAAGAGTTGAAGAGTCCTCCAACAGTTCAGGTTGCTTCACATCTACACCAGTTATCGCTCTTATAGGAGTGTTGCTGAAAAACGGTGCGGTCACCTCACAAATAGTATTAAGTGCGTTATACACTCTATGTCTAAAAGTGTTGGTGCCTTTTGCTACGCGATCGTAAAATGGAATCGTTATTGCCGCCGGCTCTCGGGTGCTAGGAATACCGTGTGATAACACCATTTCCTGGTACCCACCGGAAACAACAGGACCATTGTACATCGCTTTCCATCTTATTCCGCCTCTAAAGAATCTATAAATATATGAAATATAATCTACTGGGGGTATTCTAAAGGTAGAGATGTTATCCTCTTCAGGGTCGTACAGATCACCAAAATAGTAATTAGGTAAGCTAAAAACAGAGGTTTGGGTTAAAGGAAAAGAAGCAGCCTCGTCAAATCTCCGGGTTAAGTATCTTAAATTCATAATATACTCACCTATGGAGAATTTACAAGGTGCTAACTTATCCTTATGACTAGTACTAAACAATTGGGGTTTATGGGACATGTCGTTGAACCCTTGATCTTGGGCTGTGCCTAACACTTGAGCGACATACTTTGGTCTGGCCTTCACTTCAGCATCTATTTGACGCTTCCGACGCATAGCAGCTTTTGTATAGTTGTCTATGGTCAGTTCAGCAGAAGGCTTACTAGGTACGTATCGCTGAAATGTTGGCACTGCAAACTGGAGATCTGAATCACCAGCTACCCAGATGTTGAATTCAACAGACGGGGAAACAGAATCGGGTCTCCTAAGAACATTGTAAACAGTGATCTGAAGAGAACCGATTGTGGTTCGGGAAAAGGGTTGATCAGTAAGATCGCACGGTGCCCATTCAAGGATATTGTTATAGGGGATGGTAAATTCGATCTCAGATTGATTTCTAAGGTCAAACACCCAGTTATAAGCCTGGTCCAAGTCTACACTATCACTTCCAGGAGTCGGTATATAAGTTATACGCACTCGACCGGAGTGATAGGCAGTCTTGGCTGCCTGGATCTTATAACGGAGGCCTCCACGCCAAAAATTGAACATGGATGCTACGTATGCTGTCAACGTTGGTTCGAAGCATGCCTGAGCTGCATTGTACTTGCACCAGCCAGGAGCGACTGGTATCTCGTACAACAAAGTTCCAACATTCTGCGAAGTGTCGAACTCAAAAGAGTCGACGTAACAACGATGAGAGCATACATAAGTTATCGACATATCGTCAACCTTGGAACCGAACATATCACCTCTATGTTGTATTGAATTATCAGGGGAAGATCCAAGCACAAGTCCTGAATCTAGACCACCCGCATTGGTAAATCCAAAGGCGGGAATCTGTGCAAATCTGCTAGGAGTTGCAAGATTCACGCCTTTGCAAAAACCAAAATACTCTGCAACTTGGGCAGCTGCTTTGGTTATCCAGGACAGAGGAGCTGCAACAGGAGCAATCATCGGTATATCACTAGCCACTTCACCAATTTTAGAAATTGTATGTAAAGTAGAACTAATTATACCTTTGCTCTTCTGCGCATCTTCACCTGCTACCTGGGCTTTGTACTTCGAGGCCACTTTCTGAAGTTTCTTAACAATCTTTACATTGTCATCTCCCTTCGCAAGAGCATCTTGTAGATCATTCAGTACAGTACTATTTAACGTAAGGTTATTACGCATACCAGATGGTAAATCAACACTAATGTTGGTAAACCAGGCTTGTACTGTTACTGTAGAATCTAAAAGAGTCAAGCTATTCAAGACGACTAGAAAGAAAGTTCCAATATTACCAACTTGATCCCTTAATCTATATGATGAGTAGGGTGCTACATAGGGGATAATAATATCCGCCGTATTACCAACAGAGGCATCACATATAGTGTAGGGAAAAGCAGTTTTAGAGGTCAGAAAATCAGACGCGACGGCTCGATCTCCAATGGCTTCCACAAAAGGTGTGAAATAACCAAGCAGTTTTCCTTGTTGAAAAGTATTAGCATTGACCATGACTCTAATCGCAACATCAGCTCTCAAAAACGCGAAGTAGTTGAGTTTATCTATCATGTTAGGCGAGGAATCAAACAATGCTTGTGGGAAGTCTAGTTTCAGGAGTTGCTCTCCTCTTATGGAGGAAGGAGTCCAGTCGAATGAAGAGACAACAATAGGACGTGATAACACGTCGACTATCGTATGCACTCTTGATTCGAGGGAATCAGAAATCGCTTTTCGGTCCGGGGTCGTAAGACTTGGCAGGCTGACTTCCATCGATGTTGCATCATCAATGAAACCAGTGACCTGATGAGTCTTGGTCGAGGGTCGCACATCTGGTGTCGCCACAGAGGAGGAAACATCTTGAATAGTATCAAGACGTCCTCGAGAGGATAAATCATCCTTTGTGGTAAAACCAGATGCGGTCTGGGGGGTTGTTGTTGTGTCGTTATTAGCAAGTGTGGTTGTTTTATAGTCGACCTAAGGTACACTTATTCCTAAGGGAAGACTGGAGGTATGCCGAGCTTTTGTTTAAAGACGCGCCATGGCATAAACGGGCTAAATAACCCTCGTCTCTTAGTATTGGATTCAGGATTTGCTGCCTTCATACTTTCCTCCATAGAATGAAGGCCCCATTCCAATCCCGTGGGTGGGGGGGGGTTAGTAACCAAAATCTTTCCCAAGATAGTCCAAATAATGGGCTAAAATGGGAGGGGTCGATAGATTCTGGTTACTTAGCTCGTCCAATATAACACTCCATTCTTTGAAAATGGATTCACC